CGTAAGAAGTATCAATATTGAATATAGATTTGCCATCTAATTTAGAAACAGAAGCACTAACACCACTTCCATCTGTACCAGTATTATCAAAAGTTATATCATCACCAACTTTATAATTATCTCCAGATTTGATAATTTTTAAAGAATCTACTTTACCTTGAGTTACAGCAGTAACTTTTGTTAATTGTGGTAGTAATTCATCAGATTCAATAATAAAATCATTATCAGCAAATTCATCAGATAATTTATATGGAAAAGTATTTCTAACTAAATTTGAATTATTAAAATCAAATGATTGTGATAATGTAGATTCACTATCTAAAGTTTCTGGTATTGATCTATAAGTATTTCCTACAAAATAAGGATATTCTGGTTCTTGTGTTATCGTGTTTATTCCTACAAAATAAGCATAAACACCATTTGGATATTCAGGAGTTTTACCAAATCTACCATTATGTTCATCTAAATCTGTAGTAGATGATGGAGTATATGAATAATCATCTGCAAAGAATCCTAAAGGGAAAGAAGATTCATCTGGTCTATTTTCAATTGTAGAATTTAAAGAATAACCTGTTTTTAATATTTTTATAGTAGATGAACTATTCAAAGGATCACTATATCCAAATGGACCATAAATTGGATTTCCATCATATGCCCATCCAATTATAGGAGAGTGATTACCAGTTAATTGACCATATTGATCTTGTCCTATTTGAGTTGAGTATCCAACAACTGAGAATTTTAAATCATCATTAAAAGAGATTAATTTTTGATTAGAATATTTTACTTTATAAGGTCTAATTGTTTGAATATTATTTAAATTTAATTTATCAATTGATAAATTAAATACTGCATTTTTTCCTCTCGGAACCACATTTATTCTTGTCTCATCAAATGTATAATTAGATCCACCATTTATAATAATAACATCAACAATTTTTAAATATGTTGCTGAATTTTCATCTCTATCAACAACTGCTCTTAATTTAGCACCTACTCCATCTCCAATAACTTCTAAATCAGGAGTTGAATAATATTCATCACCACCATCTTGAATATTAACAGTAGATATTTCACCATTAACTATTAAAGCACTCAAAGAAGGGGTGATATTTTTATCAGTTCTTGGTGTTCCATTTTTAATCTCAATATTAGGTTTATTTTCATAATTAATAATATCTTTACTACCATAACCAGTTCCTTTTTGGTATAAAGATACATCTACTATTCTTCCTTGAACTACTGGAGTTAAAACAATTTTATCAGATGTAGGTACAGAATATAAAGCACCTATGGTTACTTCTATGTCAGGATATTTAAATAACTGATATCCAGTTCCTTTAGATTTGAAAGAAACGTATTTTTTACTAATAAAATTGGTGTTGTCAGTTCCACCAACACCCGCATTTGATAATCTAAAAGTATCATCATCAATTTTAATAACTTTATACTGATTTGTAGTAGTCAGTCCAGATATAGATTGTGGTGCTGTAGATCCTAATCCAACACTTGCTTGATAAGTAACTAACTCACCATCAGAGAATCCATGATTATTGAAAGTAACTGTTGATTTTTGTGTAGATATACCTGTAGATGGATTAGCATAAACTTTTCTACTTAAGTATGGTTGACCCGATTGTATAACTCTAACACCAGTTAAATGATTTTTAGCATCCTTTATTCTAAACTTATGAATACCATCCTTAGCAATTTCAGTAAATCCTACAGTGTTTATTCCACTAATATAATCATCTTCACTTTTATAAAGTCTAACTGTTGATAGTCCAATAACCTCTGGCCAATATGGTTGTCCGTCTATTAAAGATTCTGTATCTGATAAATTACTACCCTTAAAAGTTCCAATTCCTAATTGTGTATTTTTATTTCTATCATAAATTAAAGCTTGACCACTAACTAAATTATGTGGTTTTATGAATGTTAGAGTTTCTTCATTAGTATCAATTCCACCACCAAAAGCGGATGTTACTCCACTAAATTCTAGGACTCTATTTCTTTTTGCAACTATTGGTAATAATATTGCTTCTCCACTATTTCCACCAGTTATTCTTAAAGATTCTACACTTTCTATATCAAATTCCTGCTTATCAACCATTATTTCTCTTATATCACCACTTATTACAGGACTTGCAAGTGCCTGTGTTGATGCAGAAGAAACTATGTCTATTAAAGGTGGATTAATAACATCATAATCAGTACCAAATCCAACAGACGAAAAATTACTTATTGAACCATAAAAAATACTATCCTCAGATCTAGCATTTTCAATTTCAACACCATCTATCAACATTCCTACAGGTCCAGGAATTGTTTTTATATTTTTACCTAAATTTTGTTTAACATCTATAGGGAATTTTTTTAATATTTTTTGAGAAGTAATCTTTTTATCATATTGATCATTTAGAGTAAATGAATGTGCGGTAGTGGTAATTACTGGAACTCCAAACTCAATAAAAGAATTAGAATCAATAAATGCAGGTGATTGGTATAATTTTATTTTATTATTTCCAATATTTTGAACATAGTAAATTCCTGTAGATATTCCAACTAAAGAATTACCTTCTGGTTTGTAAAATACCGCATCTCCCGTTACAAGAGGAATATCATCTTCAGTGAATGATATAGTAGAATACTTTTCAGTTACTGAATTATAATCCTGTACTGTATCATTTTCAATTACTGAAGAAATACTAACTCTAGAAATATCTTTACCAATCGTATATGATGGTAAAGAACCACTTGCTACATATAAACTTTCATCCGATTCATTATATACATTTTGAACATCTGATGTTAATATATTATTTCCAAATTGAAGAAGATCAAAACTACTAGATGCTTTTTTAAGGTTTCTTCTAATTGAATATAATTTATTACGATCTAAATCATCTATTGTGTCTGTTATTATTACATAATTCCCAGATTGACTTATTTGATTAATTGTCGAATCAGCAATAATTTTTCCTATAGAAAATGGATCACTAGTTTTTTCTAAAAATTCAATACTATCACCCACTCTTAAACTTGATTTGTCAATAGGAGAAGATAATGTAAACTGAGCTAAATCACCTTCAGTTCCTTCTATGATTTTATAAGTGCTAGAAGTATTATAAATCCAAGAATTTGCAAATATTTCTTTTTGAGACTTATCTGTAGTTGGATTTGTAATTAATTCCCCAACACTTTTAACATCTATTGTTTCACCTTCTAGTGATAATTTATTGTTAGAAGATGGTACAAACTCCTTTAAAACTCCCGATAATCTTAATTCAACTTTTTTTGTTAAATCACCATTTTCATACCCAAAAACTTTATCATCCGCAATAAGGTCGGAACCTAAAACTATAGATGAAGTAATACCAGAACAATTTAAAAATTGATTTACAGTTTTATCGGTATATGTAATATTCGTATTAATACCAGCGATTACTGTGCCCGTTGCACCAAAACCAATAGTAGAATCAACTGTTATAACTGATGACCCAATACTTACAGGATTAATTATTTTAGTTTTACCCGTTACATTAAATGTTCCAGTTACAAATTCTTCATCATTATATCCAACAAAAATATCTAAAGTATAATAATCTCTTAAAGTAGTTAATCCAATTATCCCCGTTAATAGTTCAACTTCAGAAATTGAAGCTGTAGTTTGCGAATCAGTTGATCTAGTTATTGTTTGTCCTTGTAAATTTAGAGGATCTCCAGATAATCTTTCTGCTACTATTCTTTCACGTCTTATATATTTTGCGGAAGATGGTTTTACTAAGTATTTTTCAAGATCAATTACTTTTGGAGTTACTCCATATAAAACATTAAATAAAATTCTAAAGGATTCTTCTGTACCCTTTGCTTCATAAAATGTTCTTGCTTCTTTTATAAAGTTATTTACATCTAAATCTGATATAAAATCTGAATTCTCTAATCCAGGTGTAAAGGTTTTCTTTAATTTTTTATAAAATTCTTGTAAGAATAATGCACTTAAATTATCTACATTAGACTGATTAGCATGAGATTCTGCAGATGAATTTGAAAAAATTAATTCTGATGGATTATTACTATCTCGATATGATGTTATTCCACTAAATCCACGTTGACAACCAGTAAAAGTATTTGTTGTTATTCCAGTATAACTTATAACTTCATTTCCTATTCTTAATAACCCATACTCATTTGGAAATCCTTTTGTGGTTTTAACTGAAATTGTAGTATCAGTAGGAGTAACATTAGATTCTAAGGTTGTTACTCCCTTAATAACTTCTGGAGTTAAGTTATCTAATTTTAAATATTGATCAAGATTATCTACTAAATCTATAGGACCACCAGTATACTCCTGAGAAATATAATATTGCTTTAAAAAGTCTACAGTTTTTGGATTTTCAGATAATACAAACTCTGGAAGTTGATTTTCAATTATTTGATGAACTTTAACTCTTTTATCAATGCCCGTACTTATCATAATCCTCTTACTAACTCTCCGTTTGTGTAACTTGAAGTAACTTTAAACCCAACACCAGATATCTGATCTCCTGATGAAATGGTATCCTTAACCATATTTATCGTACTCTCAGCGATGTTAAATTTCAAATATAAATCCTGAAGTCCTATAATATCATTCGATTCTGGGAATGCTTGAACCTCTATAATATTGTTTGGTTTAACAGTTGATGTTATATTGATAGTTGTTAAATTAATTTCACCTTTTATATAATCAACAGTTCCTGCATTTTCAACAATAACTATTTTTTCACCATCAACAATATCTCTTCTAACAATAGAAACTATTCCTGTCTTTTTATCAGTATTTGGTGTGTCTGAAAGATATACTATCGATGATACTCCAGAAATTGTGAATCCAGTGCTTTTAATATTTAAACCTTCTGGTTTAACATTGAATTGATTACCAAAACAAAGTTCATATTGTGCGAATTGATTAATAAGAGCATTTAAATTTCTTCTAATTCTTACTCTTGTTATGTTTGAAGTTATAGAATCTTCTATATTATCAATTACACTCAAAACTTTACTATATTTAAATCTACCACCAAATTTATTGATTTCTGTAGACTTAGAGTATTCTGTTAGTCCATTAATGACATTTGTTTTTAATCCATTTATATTCTTAACTTTTGATGAATTATAATAAATGAAGGATTCTAATTCTATATGAAGAATCTTAAGATCAACTATTTTTTGATTTATTCCTGTTAGAGAATAATTTTTTAAATCTGATAATATTCTTTCCTTGTCAAAATCTGATACAAATTCACCATTTTGTGGTTTTATTGTAATAAAAACAGTTCCAAACTGAGGTGGATCTATTTCTTCTCCACCAACGACGGATACACTCTCAGTGTTTGGGTAAACTTGTTGTATTATTGCCTCATAGTCCCTTGCTGTAACCGCCCTATATTGCGAAGAATACAGTCTAGGGGCAAAATACTTAATAGAGTCTACAGACTCAATATTACCGCCATTAGAGGCACTAGAAATTACACTTATAGTTGGACTAGATGCTAAATTAACATTCACTCCAGGAGAACTTTCTATAGTTCCTGCAAAAGAAAATGATGATGGACCATTGCCATCTTTTCCGTCAGTAATAATGTAACTAACATTGATTGTTTTACCATTTTCTAATTTTTTACCAAAAGTACCATCACCAAAGAGAAGTTCATATCTTTCGTCTTGAACTTCTTGCAATAAGAATGTTGTAGATGATGGTTTTATATTTAAAATATTATCAATCTTAGTAAATAAAATTCCTCTATCAACATCTTCTGCATTATCTTTTACATATACAATAATCGTTGAAGTATCAATAAATGGGTTATCTAATATAAATCTCTGATCTAAAGATCCATCAACAACAAATGATTTTTGTAAAAATGTTCCTTGTAAAACTTCAATATCAGTAAATGATGCAGTATAACCGTTAAAAGACGTTGTTTCTACTCCAGTGGTTGGATCTGTAGAAGTTGTAGATGAACCTAACGTTACAGTAGTTGTTATATCTTCTGGTGTACAAAAAGTATATGTGGTATTACCACCAGTGCCAATACATACCAAACCTGCTCTAAGAGTTACTGTAGATGGTGCATTATCTTGAGTAAATGCTTCTGAATTAGAAATATTAAAGGATATAGTTGCTTTTGCTGCAGTTCTAGATCTAGGAACATATCCAATGTTTCTTGCCAATGAAACCACATTTTCTCTTACCGTTGCAGAGTCTAAAAACGATTCATTAACAACCAAATTGGAGTTAACTGCAGTTATGTAAGTATTATATGCTAAAGTATCAATTAAAACTGAAAAATTAGATCCTTCAAAGTCAAAATCAGTAAAATCTGAGTTTGAACGTAGATAATCTTTAATCGAAGTCTTTATTTGATCAAAGTCTAAGTTTGAAAATTTAGTAAATGGCATATTATCTTGTGGCTTCTAATATGAATTGAAATGCTTGAGAGGGAAACTGCTGTCCTACAATATCAAAGTATATATTTACCTCAAATTCGTTTTGATCTGGTCTAGGAAAGACTTCAATTTCCAAATTATCGACTCTTGGTTCGTAATTTTCAATCGTAGTTTGAATTTGTTGTTGGATAACTGATGCAGTACCAAAATCAACAAAGTCAAAAAGACTACCTCTTATGTCAGTTCCCAAATTTGGGTTAAAAAACCTCTCTCTGGGTATAGTTTGCACTAAATTTCTTACAGATCTCTTAATTGCGTTCGCATCTTTGATAACTGTAAGGTCTTTTGTGACTGGATGAGGTGTAAATGATAAGCTAATATCCTTAAATGACCTAGATATCCTAGTTTTCATTCAATTTAGTAAACAGTTTGCTAGATTTATTTATACTTAAAGTCTTAATTCTTTATTT